CATAGATTATAGAGCTTATTTTGAAGGAGTTTTATTTTCGGATAAAGCTGACATTCTCAAAACAAAAGAGCAACAACACAACTTAGATGTATTAAAATGTAGGGTAAGAAAACTTGCACCACAGCCAACCGAAGATGATGAGGTGGTAGAAGAAAACAATAAAAAAGAATATGAAGCCGCACAAAAAGTGCGTGATGAAAAAGCATTAGAAATACGGAAAGCATCGTTTGTTAGCATAATAGATCATTTAAGCAATCCAAACGATAATAAAATGCACGTTATATCCGTGGATGCGGGTAAGTATAGTCGCTATAAAGCCGCTATTTTAACAGGGGGCACCATCAATCCGGAAGACGCTAAATATGCAGAGTTAACCCCGCCATCATTTTTTAATTCTATACCCGACCACCCCGCAGCCGCCGCCGTCGTTAACGCCGCGATTGCGACAGACAAGGAGTCGGTAATAGAGACAACAGTAGAGCAGAAAACAGAATTAACAACCTTAGTGCCCTTGATCGAAAAAGGCCGCGTATATCCAGTTTTCTTTTTTTTGGGAGATTTATTGGAACATATTATTGAAAAAGCATATTTAAAAATGGAAGGCATAAATAATAAACCAAAGTTTTTAATTGGTTCCGCCATTTATCGTGTTCCGGAGAATCCCAACAAAGTTGAAAGAATCAACATAATGGACATTCCAGTAGATCTGCATTGGTTTACCGAATGGTTTACCACAAATATTATTGGACAAGATAGGACAGAATATGCTGCTTTATATTTTATTCGTGATTTATGTTCTAAATTAATTAACAACATTATGTCGTCAAGATGCGATAAACTTGGAACTTTAAAGCTGAGAAATAAGTTCAATATTGCACACTTTGATGTGATGAAGATCCCCGAAAACGACGATGTTTTATCGGCCGAAGCCAACGCCCCCCCCGCCGCCAGCAAAGATCTATCTGTAGACGATATTCAAAGACTTATCTTCCCTGACGGCGCAAATCCCGCAAGCCAACCGGGAGTAGACTCCAGTAAAAAACAACAATATGTAGCAATATACTGCTATGATAATAATGCCCCAAAGGGAGTTGAGTGCGACAGGGATCACAATAATGGAATATATCATTTCTATTTCGGCAGAGACAGGGGCTTAGTAAAAAATATTAAATTTGAGAGAGCAAACGTCGTAGGTCTTCGTGAAGCCAATTATGCTCGCAACTCATCCAACTCCGGGTTAGAACAATTGATGATGCCGTATGACGTTACTATGGATATGATTGGAAACAACCTATTTATAAATGGTATGATGATATTTATAAATCCATCTGGGTTTGGAAGGAGCGTTGGCATGCCTGACCAAACAAATTCTGTTTCATATAAACTTAAGCTTGGCGGCTATCATACAATATACCGTGTTGAATCATCAATAAAGTCTGATGGCGGATATGGCACAACTGTAAAGGCAAGATGGGTATCATCGGGTGCCAAAGAAGGCGATTCTTTTAATAAGAAAGATAAAGATTCCACAACCGGCATTTCCGCTGAAGAACCTTGCGAGAAACTTATAAAAGAGCCCGATGTCCCCAACGTGTCCGCCGCAGCAGCCCCCGGTGCCGACCTCCCCAGCCTCGTGGCGGAGCCGTTCTACCAGCCAGCAGGGGCCCGTGCAGTCGGCGGCTACGGTGGGGCGAAATGAAAAAGCCGGGGTATAACAAATGAGCAACAATAAATAGAACAAACAAAATGGCAAAATACTCTACATTCAACGCAACAAACAAACTTGGCTCAAATCGAATATTTAATGAAAGACTTAAATATGAAATAGGCTTGGTCGATGAAACAGACACAATTCCAAAGCCAATGATAAAGTTCTTTATTGGAGAATTTCAATTTTACGGGAAAGTAGATGAAGACTTAAATCCAGTTATTGCAAAAACAAACAAGTTGAAAATGATTAGTGATAAAAACAATTTATTGGTTTTAGATTTCGTTCAAAAACAATTCAACGCATTAAAGCAGACTTTTGTTAAGTGTGTGAATATCGGCACGATTAGCAAAACTGATCCATACTTATCCGTCCTAATCCCTGAGAAAGCCTACGAATCAACTGATGCTGCATACAAAGGTTATATGGGCAAAGTCATGGAAAGCTTTAATAAAGAATATATAATTAATGGCAGAAGAATCAATAAAGTAGAAAACTTTATAGATTATACAAATTTGTTAATTGAATATAGCAAACTTACCTCAAACATACTTCCAATAACAAAAACTTCTTTTGTTAAAACAAACTTTTGTCCCATGAGTGTTTCTGGATTGGTTATTGAATTAACAAAATTAAAATATTCAAATGATTCTGATAAATTTAAATTTGCTTCCTCGCCAAACTTTGAGTTTTTCAAGAAGGCATGTATAAAACACGGATTTTCAATTGACTATAATGCTCCATGGAGAATCATAGCAGATATTGATTCTCCTCCGATGGTTGAAGCGATGGAAAAAATGGGGTATAATAGAGAAACAATATTTGTTTCGCACTTTGATCAAACGTCAGACACAGAAATAGAGAATATAAAAACTGTTTTATACAGCGGGTATAGTACTCTGGTTAAAAATAATTCGGTTAGTAAAATTGTGGTAGAATGTAAAAATAGTTTAAAATCAAAATTTATAAATAGAGAGGTAATCTCCCGAGCAACTTTGAACAAGATTCTTGACAATAGTTCTGCCCTACAGATATACGCAACAATCAGGAATAGCGAACAAGAAAAGTCACTATCAAGCCAAAGTATACAAAAAATATCTTCTAACGCAAAATCCATCCTAAGTGCCTATGATATCTTAAAAGCTGTTAAGTTTGTTGAACAAGAATTAAGGCCAAATCAGCTAGCAGGGTCTGGCACGTTGAATACAATCGTGTTAAGTTCAAAGGAGCGCACCAAGGGTTAACCAAAATAGATGTATTTTGAAGTAATTGATAATAAGTCTGATTGTTTCGGATTTTATTGTGAAGGTCAGATTTTTAAAGACCTATCCCATATTGATCAGCAGCGTTATTGCTGGACTTATCACCCTTTATTGGAATCTCACGATCAAATCGATTATGTATTCCTGTATTGTGATGGAAAATCGATCAATGAAGTTTGCCCAGATTATCTAAAAGAAGATTGGGAATTCTTAAATAAGAAGTTTAAAGCTTATTTTAAATCATTCTATATTGCAAAGATCAGCTTAGAAGACAATTGCTTTTATGATATGGTTCCAGAATCGTTTTTAATTGAATACTTTGCCTTAAAAGTAAAAATCATTGAACATGTTGTAAAAACCTATCCAAAACCATCAAACTATGATCATTTGATCGATGTGACAAAGGTTTGCAATAACATTTCACAGCATAAGGTAAATATCGATACTTCTTCACTTGATGACAGAATTGCAGATCCAATGGTCAAGAGGGCAAAAATAAAATATAATAATATTTCTCCATACGTTAAATATGATATATTTGGCTCAAAAACTGGAAGATTGTCTACCGTTCCTCGCTCCTTTCCTATTCACCAAATTGATCGGGAGTATAGAAGCATAATCAACCCAACAAATGATTGGTTTTTGGAGATTGACTTTAATGGAGCAGAACTAAGAACCTTCTTGGCATTGGCAGGAAAAACACAGCCAACAATAGATATCCATGAATGGAATGTGGAAAATATCTATGATGGAAGATTCGACAGGGAAGAGGCAAAAAAGAAGATATTTACATGGTTATACGGAGAGACAGAGAACAGGAAAGCAGAAGAAATCTACAACAAGGAATTGGTTAGGGCAAAGTATTGGAACAAAGAAGAAGAAGTGGTAAAAACATATTGGGGAAGGGAAATAAAATCAGATAAGCATCATTCCCTGTCCTATATCGTACAATCTACTTTTGCAGATTTAGTCCTAAAACAGATGGTAAAAGTCTTTAAGTTATTGGAAGGGAAGAAATCCTTCATCGCATTTAACATTCATGACAACATTGTTATTGACTTAGTAGATTCTGATAAGTACCTATTGCCAAAGATCGTAGATGTATTCTCTAATACAGAATTTGGAAGATTTCTTGTGAACATTAAGGCAGGTTCAAACTTTGGAGAAATGAAGAATATTAAATATGTTCAAACTAATTAATACATGAATAAAGAAGAGCTTGATAAGCTATTAAACGAGTGCAAGAGTCTTGTCGAGCAAGCTGAGCCTTACCAAAAGAAGGTAAAAGCAAAACACAGTCGTTTAAAGAGATTAATCATTGGCGATGGTGGACAAAAGAATACGCCACCATATACCCAAAAGCCTTCGATGGAACGCTCCAAATCTGCTCCACCAATTGGAGAACTACGATTTAGAGATATATCGAAAAAGAATGTTTGGACAAAAATAGATCCAGAACTTCTTCGCCAAAATAAAAAAGAAGCAGAAGAAGAAACCAACATTAACGATGAATTATATGATATATTGGATAAATCTTATAGTAAAATTGGAGGTCATGCAGAATTTAAAAAACCATCAGATCTTCCATCAAATTATACTGGTTGGGCGGCCATAGATGTGGATGATGATCCGGGGCCCGATGCTTTGAGGATATGGAGAATAGATCCACAAGGAAATGTTAAACTAACAGGAGGAGGAAGTGACGGCTCTCCGATGGGAAAAGATGTTTTTTTGAGAAAAACAGTAGAAATGTTAAATACGCCGGGAACATATGCAGAAATGTCGGACGCAATTGCACACGTTATGATAGCAAGATACAGCGTACCATCTGTTAATGATGAAGAGTTTGTCAGAAAGCTATTGCAAGGCAAACAAATTAAATGGATTGGCGCATCTCCAACCGGAAAATATGCAGGATATAATGGATGGTATAACAGGGATATTGGCGGTACTTCGCATAATAAAATAATTCTTGGATATCCTGCTGGCTATACTCCCGAAAAGAAAAACATCAACATCAACGAAGCAGTTAATTATGAAAAGACGCCCAATCTTGAAACAAAGAAGCTTTATGTTTTTGACTTCGATGATACTTTAGTCAAATCAAATTCAAAGGTTTATTTAGTAAATAAAGAAGGTGAAAGAACAGTTTTCACACCAGAATTATTTGCAGCTTATGAAGAAGTTGAGGGTGACACTTTCAACTTTGATGAATTCGATCAAGTAATTGATCCAAAGCCAATCACAAATATGATCAATAAGCTTCGCAAGGCAATTGAGCGCAACGATAGTGTTGTGCTTACTGCAAGAGCACCAGCGGCATATGATGCCATATCCAAGACACTATCTGAATACAATGTTGCGCCCACTGATATTGTTTTATTGGGATCTCCGAATCCATCGAAAAAAACAGATTACATCGCCAAGATGATTGACAAAAATAACTATACCTATGTTGAGTATTACGACGACAGCAAAAGGAACATTGATGCAGCTATGGGACTTAAAAATAAGTTTCCAAATGTTGAACTTAATTTATATTGTGTCATCTATGGCGTACCAATACCCGTACTTAGATATAAACCAAAATCCGACACACCATTAAAAGAAGGGCTTTTTGGTGGTTGGTTTGGCGCACCACCAAAGTCGGCAAAATACACTGACTATAATAAGGCTTATAATGGAATTTATGTTGGCGGCGCACCCATATCTGGCGGAAAACTCATGAACAATGTGGCAAACAATCCAGATTTTAAAATAATCTACATTATGTCCAAACAAGTTGCTAACTTAATCGATAGCGCAGGAAAGCCAGATAATATTATTACCAAATATGCAATCGAAGATACGCTAAATCCAACAGAAGAAGAGAAAGCAAAACTTAAGATGGCAGGAAAACAAGCACAGCTTTATATAAGTCGCAACCCTGAAAGCGGTGTTCTGTTCACATGCTCTCAGGGACTAAACCGTTCAGCCGCCGCCGCTTGCATTACCATGCTTGAACTTGGATTATCGCCCGATCAGGCCGTAGAAAATGTTGAAAAAGCAAGAGGATCTAAAACTTTAACTCTTAATGGACCACCCCAGCGGCATGCCGGCTTTGTTCCGATTATAAACTCTGTTGCGTTTAAAACAGAAAAATCCTTGCCAGCATAGCCTGCCCGTGATATAGTATCTGTATGGAGAAGAACGTGCAAATACGCAGAGATTCAAAAGACACCGAACACTCAGCTATAGCAATTATTGCTGATAAAAATAAAGTCTTAATTGTTCAGCGTTCAAGCACCGATTATTGGATGCCCCTGCATTGGAGTGCTCCCGGTGGCCATATTGAGAAAGGCGAATCTCCCCATCGTGCGATAAAAAGAGAAATAAAGGAAGAGACAGGCCTTGATACAAAGAACTTGGTGCTTTTTAGAACAAAACAGGACTCAGTAGGGAGAAAGCTTTATCTTTATAAGTGTGAAGATTTCGATGGAGAAGTCAAGCTTAATTTTGAACATTCAGATTTTAAATGGATTTCTATTGACGAAATGGACGACTTGAAGACTACACCGAATCTTAAAGAATTTGCAGCATCTGCTCTTGGAATTCCACTCGGTTATTATTAGCTAATGAACGTCTTGGGTATCGGAAAAATTGGTTGCGATGTTGCGGATAAGTTTTCTGCTCATGAACAATATGGTGTTTATAAGATCGGTTCTAACGTTGAACCGGGCGAAGCCTCCTTTTGTTTAAAGCAGGGCTCAGATCCGGAAAAATATGATGAAAAGCCTATCAATCCAAATTTCAACATCAATATCGATTCGGAACTTGACGTATTTGTAAGTGGTGAAGATATTATATCTGCTGCCACCTTGAGAATACTGGAGAATTATAAAGATTGTGTAATTAGAATATTCTACATTAAACCGAATTATAGATTTCTTTCTGAAACACAAAAACTTCTAGATAAAACAATATATAATGTTCTTCAAGAATACACACGTTCAAAGAAATTTGATTCAATGTATATACTTGATTATGATGCTATCTCCAAAGTGATCGGAAAAGCACCGATTACTCAAGTGCAATCGAAGATTTGTGACACAATTTGTTCTACAGTACACATGATTAACTTCCTTGACAATACAGCCCCAATAATGTCTAATTATCAAGAAGCCCCAGCTACATATTGCTTAAATACGATAGGGGTATTAGACATCAAAAAAAATGATGAAACTATCTTCCATCAGCTTGACAATGTGCGAGAAAAGAGATACTATTACTGTATTAACGAAAAGCAGTTGAACACAGATGGGGATTTATTTGGATTAATAAACTCTCAGATGGAATCGAAAATAGAAGAAAATACAAGCATTATGTTTGGCGTATATTCCACGAAATATGAATCAAACTACTGTTATGTAGTCTATAAATCACCTTATATTCAAAAGTAGGAACTAATGGAATTGGCATCTAAAGTAACGTTTAAGAAGAAAGATGGTTCAATGCGAACCATGGTATTTTATAATCTGGATCAGCTTCCTAAAGAAGTTCTTTCAGAACGACTCAAAGGCACGGGTGTAAGCCGCAAACTTCAAGATGGAAGTCGTGTTGTTTATGACTTGGAAGCAAAGGACTTTCGCATTTTCAACGAAACAACGGTAGTCGGAGAAATCGAAAAGATTTCGCTTGACGTAGCATTCGACGGTGCTTATATTTTCTAATGGCAGGATAGGAAATTTGCTATTCTGTGCGTATCTCAATAACAATAAAAGGAGCATTTAAAACATGGGTATAGATCTATCGAAAATGAAGGCAAAGCTTGATTCCCTCAATGGAAGGGGAGGCGGTAACACAAATATGTGGAAGATTGAGGCTGGTCAGCATTCAATTCGTATTGTTCCAACAGAGGACGGTGATCCGTTCAAGGAAACGTGGTTCCATTATGGCGTAGGTAATCAAAATTTCCTTTGTCCGAAGAAGAACTACACGGAACCCTGTCCAGTTTGCGACTTTGCCTCTCAGCTTTGGCGTGAAGGTACTGCAAATGAGGATAAGGAAAGCCAGAAGATGGCGAAGGACTTGTTCCCTCGTCAGCGTTTTATGTCTCCCGTTCTTGTTCGTGGAGAAGAAAGTAGGGGTGTTCAAGTTTGGTCATATGGCAAGCGAGCCTACGAGACTCTAATCCAGCTTGTTCTAAATCCAGAGTACGGAGATATTACTGATGCAGAGGCTGGTCTTGATCTTGTGATCGATTATACGAAGCCAACCGCTCCCGGTGCATTCCCCGAGACTAAGATCACTCCCCGTCGAAAGTCCTCGCCGCTATGTGATCCAGCATACGGCGGTCCTGCAAAGTGCAAGGAACTTCTGGATACGATTCCAGATTTCTCTACGCTTCATAAGCGTTTCACAACTGCGGAAGTGCAGAAGATTCTAGACGGTGCTCTTGCTTCTGATGAGAGTGCAGAATCAGCATCCCGTGAAGTCACTAGAGGTAATGCAGCCAAGCGTTCGGCAACTTCGACTACTTCTTCTGTAGATGAAGCCTTTGCTGAATTTTCGTCTAAGTAAACTCTAAACAACATGGGCGGACATATCATTGTAAAAGTGGTATGTCCGCTCTTTTTATAAGGAATCAACAAAGTGACAAAAAAAACACAAACAACAACAAATGGCAAGTTATCTATCGCAGAATTGCGAAGCATGATCAACAGGAAAGCCGGCACAGAAGTCTCTTTCGATTTGCTGGAGTCTAATCCAACCGAAGTAACGGAATGGATTCCGACCGGTTCTGATGTATTAAACTCAATCATCTGTCGTGGAAAAAAAGCAGGAATTCCCGTTGGAAGAATCTCTGAATTAGCAGGAATAGAGGGTTCTGGTAAAAGCTTCTACGCTGCCCAGATTGCTTCGAATGCACAGAAAATGGGAATAACGGTTGTCTATTTTGATTCAGAATCAGCCCTCGATCCAGAGTTTTTGAAAAAGGCAGGATGCGATGTTTCAAGCATCTTGTATACCCAAGCAACGTCAATTGAGTTTGTCATGGAAACAATCGAAGAATTACTAGGCTCCCCGGATGCCGATAGATTCCTATTCATTCTAGATTCCTTTGCGTTCACACCCTGTAAGACAGACTTGGAAGGAGATTTCAACCCACAATCTTCTATGGCTATGAAACCTCGAATTATGTCAAAGGGTCTTTCAAAGATTATTCAGCCAATCGCCAACAAGAGAAGCACATTTCTCGTTTTGAATCAATTAAAACAGAATATCGTAGTTGGTCAAAACGCACATGTAGAAATGATGATTAATCCTTGGATAACCAGTGGCGGTCGAGCCCTGAGCTATAGTTACAGTTTAAGAGTATGGCTGACTCCAAAAAAGAGCAAAGCCAGTTATATTGTTTCTGAAACTGGCTTTCGTATAGGCTCCGAAACAAAATGTGTGATTAAGAAGTCTCGCTTTGGAACGGAAGGTCGTGAATGCTCGCTTAAACTCCTTTGGGGAGGAGAAACAATAAAAGTTTCTGACGACGAGGCTTGGCTTGACATTCTTACAACGAGATCGAATAGAGTCGTCAAGAGTGGTCATGGTTATATAGTTAAACTCCTTGATGGAAAAGAGCGAAAATTCAAATCTGCTACATTTGCCGAGGATTTAAATGATCCCGATTTCAGGGCCACCGTTCAAAGTATTGTTGATGAGGAAATGATCACAAAATTTGATAAGCAGACAGGCTCAGCATCCAGCTTTTATGATATCGACAGAGCAAAGCAGGTTGAGGAAGAATCAGAAAGTGCAAAATAAATTGAACAAATTTTGGTTTACATGCGTATATATAATAAGGAGCGAAATATAATATGTTCTATCTAATGCTATCCCTACTCATTAACGAGGCAGAAGCCCGTCCAGCACACGTTCGCCCCGCCCAGCGCCAACATCATCAGGTGGCTCAGCATAGGCACCACCCCACCCCCCGCCAACATCATCAGGTGGCTCAGCATAGGCACCACCCCACCCCCCACCAGCACGCTCCAAGCGTCGGTTTCCGATTCGTATGGAACGGACTTATCTGGTTGGAACTGCCACTATCTCATCATGATGTAGTATGGGTACCGGGCCACTTTGGTCGCTATGGTTATTGGGTATCGGGATATTACAAAACTGTATAGAAACATACAGTAAGGGCCTTGCATTCCTCGACCAACCATGATAAGATATGTCTATCAATAGGCAATTGTTACCATGGAGTCAGACCCGAGACTGTCTAACAGAAAGCGTAGGTATGTTGAGTTGGCCGCAAGAGTAGCCGGCCAATCAGACTTTTATGAATATCGGCATGGTGCCGTATTGGTTCGTGGAGGCTCTGTTTTAAACACTTCTTGCAACAAGAACAAGTATCGTTCTTGGGGCACTCGCTTTCGCAAAAAGCAGTACGGTCATGCGACACATCATGCAGAGCTTGGATGCATTTTTGGCTTGGATCGCTCCATTACAGAAGGTGGCACCATATACGTTGTTCGTATTGGCCGTTGTGGAATTTTGCGTAATTCTAAGCCATGCCCTATGTGCGAAAGTGCTATGGCATTTGTTGGAATTAAGAAGGTGGTATATTCCGATGCCGAAGGAAGAATTCAAAGTATGAGGATCTTGTAAGGTGAGAAGTAACTTCCCAAAATCTAAAACAGAAGTTTACGACTATAAAAACCCATGGGAAAATCGGGAAGAAGGTACTTGGATCATCACTAGAAAAGAAGGCTCTATCTCAACAGTAAGAATCCAAGATCCATCTTATGGCGAAGTTGAAGCTGCTTTGGCAAGGTGCTATGATGTTGTTGTTAAAAGAATCATGAAGTTTCGTAGCGACAACCAAGCTTTTTCAGCATCAGATCTTGCGCTTGATACAATCAAGGGTTTGCGAGAAATAATCGATAATGATAGAAAGAGAGTTGACTCTCAGGAATAGATGTGTTACAATATAAGTGGAGAAACGGTTTTAATATGATTAAGTCTTTTGTTGTTTTGGATCTAAATGACACGAATTCGTACACAAACAATGTGAATGTTGTTGGAATTTATTCCTCAATGATTAATGCTGCCAAAGCAAAGCATTTAGCGATGCGGAAGGCAATAGACGAGGGGATCGAAGATGATTCAACTATTGGATATTTCGAAAAGAACCTCATTATTAGAGAAATGTTTCTGGATCAGATGCCATGATTGGCACTCCTTACGAAGAAATAATGAAAAAGTATCCCAAGCTTTTTTCTAACCTTAGTTATGTTGAATGCGACAATGGTTGGGCAGATCTAATCGATAAAGTTTCCCGTAGAATCCACCTAATCAACAATTCTTATGAGAATAAAGAAGATGGAGTTTTTGCTGCACAGATAAAGGAAAAGTTTGGTGGTCTTAGGTATTATGTTGATATCAACGGCCTGCTCGATCATGATCGGGAGCAAGTTAGAACCTTTATCTCGGAAGCAGAAAAAATGTCATACTCAATTTGTACGGGATGCGGCAAAACGAAAGATGCAAAAATCAAAAGATGCCCCAATTGTTGAACAAGGTGATTTAGTTAGCGTCAATAAATGGAGTCTTTCCTTTTATTCGGAAGAAGGCTATCCACCAGAAATAGACCTCAAGCAGCAAAAACTGTTTGAGGAGTTTTCTTTTATGGGAATTGTTTTAGAAACAACCGCAGAAATGTGCTTGGTTTGGGTTTTAAATCTGGAAAAACAATATTATTTTTATTATGATAATATTAAAAGCATTGATCAACATAAAAACGAGGAATAATGAGCAATAAAAGACTTATGGTATTGGATTTTAATAATCTTTTTATTAGATCCTATGTGGTGAATCCGAGTTTGGCAACCAATGGAGCGCCTTGCGGCGGCGTAGTTGGATTTTTGAAGTCATTGCAGAAGCTTTGCAAAGACATTAATCCAGATCAGATTGTTATTTGTCATGATGGTGAGGGCGGCTCACTAAAACGCAAATCAATGAACAAGAATTATAAAGAAGGCCGAAGTCCGATTCGTCTTAATCGTGATATTCGAAACCTTACGGAAAACGAAGAATTATCCAACAAGATATGGCAACAAACGCAGCTTGCAGTATATCTTAATCAGTTGCCTGTAATCCAGTTTTTATATCCGAAAATAGAAGCAGATGATCTAATCTCGTATGTTGTACAACACCCACACTATGCAGATTGGCAAAAGGTAATTGTTTCTGCCGATAAAGACTTCATTCAACTAATCAATGAAAAAACTATCTTATTTCGACCAATAAAAGAAGAGGTGCTAAACACCAAGAAGATAATAGAACAATATTCTATTCATCCCAACAACTTTGTTCTTGCTAGAGCAGCAGTTGGCGACGACTCTGACAATATCCGAGGAATAAAGGGCATTGGATTGGCTACAATGGCCAAGCGATTCCCGATTCTTGCGGAGAGCAAGCCCTATAACATTGATGATATTGCGGAGTACGCCAAAGCACAAGAAACGAATATTAAAATCTATGAAAGCGTAGTAAATAACACCGATGTTATCAAGGCAAACTATAAAATCATGCAATTGATATCTCCACAGGTATCTTTGCAAACCAAGGGCCTAATTAGCAATATAATCTCAGAATTTAATCCAGAACTTAATCAAATGGAGTTTAAAAAAATGTCTATTCAAGATGGGTTTGGAGTAGTTGACTTTTCAAATCTTATGTCTGTTATGAAAAAGTTCGTGTATAACAAATGAGCAACTTATTTATTGGATTGGGATTGCTTTTTTTGGCTCAAGTTATAGTTTGGTTTGCGACAAACGGCCAATTTATATGGAAAAGCTTCGCAAACCACCCATTTTTGCTATCTTTGTTTTTTGGAACGATTAGCTGTTATATATTCATCTTAGCAACAAAATATTGCACTTTATATTTCAATTATTCTGTATGGCCTGTTCGAATTCTATCGTTTTGTATGGGAATAGCGAGCTTTACCGTATTATCTTGGATTTTTTTGCATGAAGCCTTTAATATGAAAACGGCTGTTTGCTTAATCCTTTCGACTATTATAATGATGCTCCAGATATTCTGGAAATAGAAGCTATTTATTGGTATGAAATATGATTTACTTGTTGAGAGTTGGAATAAATATTTAAAAGAAAACCAATTTTTAGAAGAAGCCAAAAAGAAAAGCGGTGATAGATGCACAAGAATAGCTAAACGCAAGTATGATGTTTGGCCTTCTGCCTACGCCTCTGGTGCTGTCGTCCGATGCCGTCAAGGAAAGATTTGGAAAGGCATATCAGAAGATATGTCTGATGAAGAAATTGACCATGCTTTGTTATTAGAAGAAATTGAAATAATCGAAGAGAAACAAAACAATCAACTTAATGAAAGATGCTGGAAAGGTTATACGCAAAAAGGTATGAAAACTATGTTTGGAAAGAAATATCCAAATTGTGTAAAAGTGACAAAAGAAAGTGTTGATGTAGAAGAAACAAATGCACTTGAAGAGGAATGGTCTGAAAAGTATAAAAGCTCTATTGATTGCAAAAATCCAAAAGGTTTCTCACAAAAAGCTCATTGCCAAGGCCGAAAAAAGTAATGAAGTATGGATTAATTTTAGAGAACTGGCGTAAGTTTGCTTCTAAAACTTCTTTAAACGAACAAGAAGAAGAGAAAGAAGTAAAACTGTTTATCTTAATTGGCCCTCCTGCTGTTGGAAAATCAACATGGCAAAAGAAATATTTTGCTGGTATACCAAAAGACCAAATACTTGAAATTAATCGTGATGATATAATCAAAAAAAAGTTTCTCTCTACTGGATTTTCAAACAAAATTCTTTTTTCTACTCCACCAGATAGTATTCCAACAGGCGAAATAGACCCAGACAAACCAGATTTTGGCAAAGCTATACAATATGAATTTGGTGGTAAAGTAAGAAGAGCATACGAAAATATATACAAAGCCGTTGACAAAATAAATAGTGTTTATTATAAAAGACTAAAAGAAGCATATAGTGGCTACTATCCTTATGTCGTGTTTGATGGTTTATATTCAACACCAGAAGATAGAAAAAAAGTGATTGATTTTTTTTCACACTTAAAAAACGTTAAAAAGATTGCTGTTTTCTTTGAATTCCAAGGTCATGAAGATGAAATTTATGACCGCTCTATTAAAAGAACACAAAAAATGGAAAAACAATTTGGTTCCGTCAAAGGAAGAACATTTGATAGAACAATTAGCAAAGACCAGTATGATAAAATATTTGCTAAAATGGTTCCTCCAACCAAAGAGGAATCAGCAAATTTTGATGTAGTTATGAATGTCAAATATGGCTCTGATGGAGAGTATGAAACCATAAATGAAGAAATTTTTGAAATTGACGATTTAGAGTTAATGCAGATTCTTGAAGAAGCAAAAAAGAAAAAACCATACAAACCAAACTTCTCCAAAGAAAAAGAAGAAGGACTTCATGGCTGGTTTGCAAGAAACAACGGCAAAGGTTGGATAAACTGTAGAACTGGTGGGCCTTGTGGAAGAGATAGTGCTGATAAAGGTGGCAAATATCCAGCTTGTAGACCAACAAAAGCACAATGTAAATCTGCTGGTAGAGGCCCATTAAGAAAAAAGAAATCATCTGACCCCATTTCGTGGACCAAAAACAAAAAGAAGGACTAATTAAATCATGAGCAAATATTCATCATTTAAAGAACAACAATTATTAACAGAAAGTTGGAGAAACTATCTTGTTGAACAACAACCAGTTGGCGCAAATATTCAACAACCACAACAAGCACAACAAGCACAACAAGCTCAACAACCAGAGCAAGCACAACAAGCACAAGCTCAACCAGAGCTTGATGTAAGAAGACCAGCAGATATTAAGAAAATGTTGGCTGCAAAAATAACTCAAAAATCTGGGAATCCCGGTCCAGACGAAATAACAAAACAGAATATTAAAAAGAATAATAAGTTCTTATCTGTTGCACGTTCCGCTGCTCAACCACTTCAAGCAGCACAAATTTCCCTTCAAATATTCAGCCAATTATCACCCGAAGATCAAGCGGAAGTTGCAAAAGCTGTGCAACTTATACTACAAACAAAGCCACAACAAAAAACAAATAAATCTTTACAAAAAGAATCACTTATTGAAGAGGGTATAGTTGTTTCTGCTCTACAAACATTAGGTGGTGGAGATATAACAAAAGGTCTACAAAGATTAGGAACTGGTGCATTTATAGGTTCTCTTGCCTTTGCTTTAGCCCAAATTGCAAGTGGTGATTATGCTGAAGGGGGTGCCGCCGCTATTAAAACGATAGTAAACAATATGGAAAAACTATATACATCCAACAATATTGGAGATTTAAGTAAAATCCTTGGTAGTGTTGCTGATACTCTTATGCAAGAAAACATTTATGAACACGCTCATTTAGAGGATGGAACACCAGTATGTCCAGCCTGTTTAGAAGAACTACTTGAAGGTGAAAGAAAAGTCATTCAAGAAGCTAAATATCATGGAAGAACCGTTACGCTTAACAAACCAATGAAAGGTGATGTTAAGAAATCAAAAGTTTATGTCAAAGATCCAAAAACCGGAAACATCAAGAAAGTAAATTTTGGCGATCCCAACATGACAATTAAAAAGAATATCCCAGCAAGACGCAAATCTTTTAGAGCAAGACATAAATGCGATCAAAAGAAAGACAAGACTACTGCTGGTTATTGGAGTTGTCGCGCTTGGGAATGATTAATTTGCATATCTCCAAAGCATTCCTTTACATTTTTTAATACGTCCCTTTAAAACATCAGTAATACTGCAAGCACTACAATCTACGTCCCTTGCAGCATCAATAATTTTATAATATGTTTTTACAACATTTCCATCTTTATCTATGGATTGTATTGTTTTCCCATGTGGATTGTAATTTGGATTAGAAAATATTGATTTACTTTCTATAAAATTATAATACTCTTTATAACACCATCCAAATCCATAAATATAGCCAAAGTTGTTTTTGGATTTACATAAATTTATTATATTTTGTCTTGTAAATCCATTTCGTAATAATTCTTTACTTGAATTCCACTCTTTTATAAAATCACCAGTTTCTATTTCAAATTGAATAATAGGTTTAGCATTTTTCATATGACTACTTTGTATTTTTTCTTTATGTTCTTTTGATTTAGGCTCTGTTGCATTCGGAAATTCAACATTTCCTCCATCAATCATATTGTATCCATTTGGGCATTTACAATTATATTCGTTTATAAAAATATATTCTTTTTGATTTGCTTCTTCTAAACTACTTGTTGTATATAATAATTCAATATCAAAATTTTCAATTCCGTGTAATCTCATAGCAGAATGTATTACAAGTTTTGAACCTTTATTTGCTCTGCTTTTATGACCACTCCATCTTGTATTTATTGAATTTTTTGTTTGACCAATATAAATTTTGTTGTTAATTTTATTCTTTATGATATATACTTTATACATTTTTGCTCCACATAATAAAT